CATCTAGCTCTCGTTGAGTTTTTTCCGCTTGTTTGCGGGTGATGTTTAAAGTCTTTAAGACCAAAAACGTTCCTACGACGAGTAATAAGTCAATCACCGCAAGAACACCTAAAGTAAAAGATAATGTTTCCATAGTTTTATTTAGTATTAAATGTCAAAGAACTCCTTTTATGATACACTAATATAAAAAGAGAGCTCGGCATTGCCAAGCTCTCCTAGTAATAATTGAAATTTTCTTAGAAGTTCAAGATACAATAATCAGGCTGGACTTCCATTGAGATATTGATTGCAGTACCATCATCATCCCAGTTATAATCTCCAAAGTTTGCTGATGTAATAAAGCATCCTTTTAAAATCCATTCTGATACGATGTCGCCAACAGGTCCTAATACATCGAAAGTTAAATCTTTCTTGTAGAAGTCTGAATAACCATCTCTACCAGTTACTGATTCGTGATGTAAACGAACCCATTCCATTACTGCCTGAGCACCTGAAGGAGTGATAGGATCAAATAAGGTAAAGGATACGGGGCCCCAAGTTGTTTTACCTTTCACAAAACGTTGAACGTTAATGTGATTTAAAGGTACTGATGATTGGGCTACGTTAATACCCCCAACACCTTTGATCTCATATGCTGGGATACCATCGATGTACATAATAAATCGATTGGATTGTTTGGGCTCAAACGCTGTAAAGAAAATTTCGTTCGGATCTAATACTGCCATTTTGCGTTATATTATTTTATCAATTATAAATATTCAAGTTTTTAACTTTTACCCTGGGAATGTTGCTCCTGTGGGTAAGATGTTAAAGTCTAAGTAAATGAATTCAGCTGTTTTAGTTGGCTGCAAGTAGATTTGACCAACCATCATATTTCTATCAATTACATCAGGAGTGTTGTTGGAATCATCCATAATCACTCTAAAGGCATATAAACCTTGTCTTTGTTGTACTGATTCGAGATATGGGTTAACTTGACTTAAGAACGCATTTCTAGTAGCAATTGTGTTTTGTTCAAACACCAAGTTTAATGCAACTTGTGAAATGTAAGACTTAAGGGCAATTAATAATCTACGAACATTTACACGGTCAAGCGCAGATGCTCTTTTCTGTAATGTCTTCTGACCATAGATTACAACTCCTGTTCCAGGGAATGTTGCAATTGGGTTAACATTACCATTATATAAAGTATTACGCTGTGATTGAGTTAATTTTCTTTCAGCTTGAATAACTGTTTCTAAGCCACCTCTATTGATACCTGCAGGTGCGAACCAAGGTTCAGAAACACTATCATTAAATGCATATACTGCGGGTACCATTGTTGAAGCAGGTACCCAAACCATTTGGCCTGTGCCTGGATCAAGTGTCATTACCCAGGGCCAGTAGGCAGCAGCGTATGAACTATTAACAGTTAAAGCAGATGTTACAGCTTCGCTAACAGTATCCCCATAAGGTCTTGGATCCGCAACTACAATTGCATCACCTCGTGATTGGACATTATTAACTAAAGTTGTAATTTGTGATGAATTATCAGCAATAGTTAAACCAGGTACAGAAATTACGTTAAATACGTAGTCGTCTTGGTTAGCCATTAATGAGATAGCATTGTTGTAATTGGCACCAGTTAAACCTTGAGTATCTAAGCTGCTAATATTATTGTAGAATTTACCAGTTCCTGTGTAAATTGAGCCTGCAGCTCCACCAAATGAACCACTTGATGCTACTGGTAAATAAGCAGCATAAGCAGCTACAGGGTTACCAGAATTGTCAAAATAATTTGGCGTTGGTTTATTTACTCTACTAACATAAATGTAACGAGATTGATTAGGGAATGTACCGTTTGTTTGAACGTGAGCTCCATCAGTAGAACTAAAAGATCTATATTGATCACCAATTACTCTAGAAATATAATTAGGTTGAGTTGGGTCAAGTGATAAGTTAGCCCAAGTTTCAAGAACATTAGTATTGTTAGTTTCGTCATTACCTTGTCTAACTAATAAAGAGAAAGTACCAGTATCAGTATCTCTTCCTGTTATCTGCCATCTTAAATTATCTACAGAACCACTAGCTAAACTGCCATTTGAACTATCGGCACCATAAACAACAGCGCTATCACTACCACTGATGCTGTTCATTATGTCTCCTTCAGCAATTGTAGAAATTACAAATGATGATGTAAAACTAAACTCTCCACTAGCACTATTAAATCCAGTAGCACCATTAGTTAAAGGAGTTGTGCTTGCGGTAGAGAAGAAGTTACCAATTGAAGCTGTGGCAGATGTAAATGAACCTGAGGCAACTCTAGTAACTAAAAGAGATGTACCACCGTTTTGGAAATAGTTATAAGCACTAATTTGTGTTAAAAAACTATATTGCTGACCACCACTCAAAAAAGAGCCACCAAACCTATTCAAATAATCCGAATAAGTAGTGACAAGAGTTGGAACCTCAACCGGACCTAATACGGTAGGTCCAATAATAGCGGCTCCTGCGGTTACTGGTGCCTGTGTAAGAAAAGACTGATCAGTTTCTCTAGCTAATACACCAGGTGATAATAATGTTTCTGCCATTTTACAGTTATATTTTTAGGTTTTATTATAAATATGTAAGAGTCTTTCAAAATACAATGCAACCTTTAAAAAAATAACTGGGTTTTAGTCAAGAACTATTTCACCTGTTTCTAAATTTATTTGTCCAGAACCATATTTTTCTGTTAAAATTTTACCCCAATTAATACTTTCTTTATCAAGAGATAAAATCTGTTCTTTATATTGATCTTTTTGATTCTGCAATAAGGTTATTTGGTATTCGATTCTACCAATAGAATTAATTAAATCTTTGTTTTTATCATTTAATTCTCTTAAAGCCGTAATTTCTTCTTCTGTTAAAACTTTTTTTTCCATCGTTGATACATATTATTTTTTAAGTAAAGGTTTAATTCTATTATATACTATTTGAGGAGTAATAGATTTTTGACATATGTGTTGTTTATCTGTTCCTTTCCAAATAGGACACCAATCCCAATCTCCAGCATCAAAAGCAAAGTTTCGATTTGTCCAACAAGGAAAACAAACACCTTCTTTAAATATTCTTGTTGTTTTTTTAGTAAATTCGTGACCAGGTTCAGCAAACCCATTTATCATTACAGTGTGTTTATTTAAAGACCAATTTATCCAAGATAACCCGGAACCTAATCCTATAAATAAATCAGCGTGGTGTAAAATTGTAGCTACAGTGTCCATATCCTGGCCATAATAATTTAGAACAGAATCCATATAATGTTCAGATTTAGTTAAGCTTATAACAACATAACCCCTTTGTCGTAATAATTTAGTCAATGTTACCCAATAATCATAAACCCATTCTTTACATCCAGCTGTAGCATTAGGACCAATTACAATATATTTTTCTTTAATTGGTCTTTCTCCAATTTTAAAAGTAGTCCCTAAATTAAGTTCTTTATATTCTAAACCTAAAATGTCTGAAGCAGTAGCTTGCATAGGAATAGTATTGCATTGACGAGGGTGTTTATCAAAATTTTGCCAACCTCCATTTTCGTCTCTAAACCAGCCAATATTATAATGGGCTACACATTGGGTCACTGTACCAGGTTCTATAAATTCAATGTCTTTATATTCTAAAAGTCCTTGAAACCAATCGTTGTGGAATGTAGATAAAATAACTTTACAATTGTGTTTTTTGGCAAATTCAACAACATATGGAGTCCAGCCAATAGTATCACCAATTGATTTAGAATCTAATGAAATTAATACACGTTGCCCTTCTAAATTTAAACGAGAATATTCTTTACCATTGATTTTTATTAGCCAAGGTATATAATATTCTTTGTTACAAGAAGTCCACATATTATTACTAATAGTTTGCTTGTGGACTATAGTATTTGTATCTCTATTAATAAATTCAATTGTGTATGATTGTTTTTTAGATCCTAAAATTTCAACTTTAGGTTTGCCAATATAATTAATGTGTATAGTATTTTCCTTTACAAATTCTCCTTGGTAAGCATAGAAAATAATAGTACTAAAACGTTCTACGCTTTCATCTTTTGACATAGTCTCAGTAATGTCTTCAACCATATCATAAGAATAGAACTTAAAATTAAAATTATGACGTTGTAAAAATTTGTAAAATTCTTTAAATAAAGGTTTTTCGTGAGGGTGGTGTAAGTGAATTTCACCTACAATTTTAGGAATTGTTTTTAAAAATTCGGCATTTTCATCAGTAAAAACAGAATACTCTGCTCCTTCAATATCAATTTTAAAAAAATCAATTTTACTGATGTTGTTTTCTTTGATTAAATCTTTAAAAGTAATAGTAGGAACAGTTTCTTTATGTATATCCCATTCTAAGTCTAAAGTACCATTGGTTCCTGAAACTGCTTTTTTTATTAGAGTATAATTTGATCCTTTTGCATTTTTTTCAATAATTGGATGGTATACACTTAGGGGCTCAACAGCATATATATGTTTTGGTTTATTTTTTTTAGCTTTCCATATAAATGGACCAAAACTAGCACCTAAATCTAAAACAATATCATCTTTTTCTACATCAAAAAATGGACTATATTGATCATCATTTATAAATTCAAAATCGATATTATGTCTAAAACCATCAGAAATAGCTCCATATTCTAAAGGGGCAAATTGAGATACAAAATCTTCTAAAGTATCTCTTCCAATTTCTGCAATTCGATCCCAATTAAAATCACGATGAATAAATTTTGCTTCTTCTATAGCACGTTTTTTATGGTCTGTATAATTTTCAAATGCATCACGCATTACACGTGCTAAATCTTCAAAATCAGGTTCATAGTAATTACCTACAACCGAATTAAAATGATTATAATTAGCGTCTTGTGCTGGTTTTTCACCTAATACTTTTACAGGAAGTCCTCTGTATTTTGCAAATTCTAATTGAGCACAACAATCTGAGTAGATAGATGGTGTTCCGCACGCCATTGCTTCAATTAGAGGTAAATTCCATCCTTCACTACGAGCACAAGATAAAAATACGTGACCATTTTTTATATAAGTAATGTAATCTTCTCGGGATGGAAAATGTTTTACTTTAATTCGGGGATCTTCTAAACCAAAATGTTTTAATCTGTTTTCAGTTGTTTCTAATCCATCACCTGAGAATGGGTTATCAATTGATACTATCAGATCAACGGGTTCGTTTGGTTTGAATTCTTTTAAGAAGGTTTCAATTATTTCTTTTGTAGATTTTCTATAATCCCAACGACCAAATACTACAAATTTAAATCTACCATCTACATAATCAAGTACTGTTTTAGGGTCTTCGGGGTAGAAGGTTTCTACGTCAACGCCTTCTGGTACTACTTTTACTTTTTCAGAAGGCATACCTTGTGCAATTGTGCAATCAGCTTGCCATTGAGAAGGTACCCAAATTTGATCGTACTCTTTAAGTTTATTAAAAAAATGTTCCGGTTGTAATGTAGATTCCCAAACATTATAAGCAATTTTAGGACCTACATAATCATCATAAAAGAAATGGTGATCTGTTTCTTCTAAAACTAAATTAACGTTATGTTCAAACTTGTTAGGATAATTTGAATATATTGGGAATTCTGCTCTTTCTCCTTTTTCTTGATTAGTCCATAAGGTTTGTTCTACTAATAATTTTTTATCTATATCATTTAAATAAGATTCACCGTTATGGGGTTCATCACTAGGCCAATTCCAACTTTTACCAATAGTAAAATTGCGAACTTTTAAGTCAATATATTTAGATAATTTTCTAAAAAAATCACGAGTATGGTTATTATAACCTGTTGTGCCCACATAAGAGGCGTGTGCATAAACTTTTGGTTTCATATTTTTATTGCAATTATATCAAGAGGCATTGTGTAAACTTCGGTATGATAATTATGACTTCTTAAAAAATCAACCATATCATCTAAAGTATAACCAACCTCATCAATATGGTCGTATTCAATTTGGATAAATTTTATATCAAATTTTTCAAAATCTATAGATTTTAAAACATCAAAATCTAATCCTTCTATATCAATCTTTAAAAAATCAATTGTTGTAATTCCTAATTGCTCAATTAAAAAATTAAAAGGTACACAACCAACTTCTATTTTTTCTAATACACTTTCGTGTGATTCGTGTATAGCGTGAGTTTCTATAAATGAAGCCATACCTATGTAATCTTGGTCTGGGAGTTTGTCCCACATTTCGGGTTTAAAGCGGGTTAATTCCAGGGTTTCAAATTGAGTTGTTACTGCCCCTTCAACTTTAACTAAATTATCGTAATCTGGTATTTTGTCTAAGGCTTCTTTTTGAGGTTCTACTACAATACCTCTCCATCCTTTATTACATAAATGAGCTAAGGTGTGGTAATAACAACTTCCTATTTCAACAAACGTTTTCATCTTACAACTTTTGGTCCACTATGGCTATCTAAATTTCCTTCTATAATACCTTCAATTGGTAAATAATGTTCATTACAATGATAATAAATAATGGTTTCATTAACAAATTTATCTAAACCTGTTAACCATTTATCGTATTTTGGATCTTCAAAATGGTAATAAATTTGAGTTGGAAATAAATTATGATAAGTTTTCATCACATCATAACCTCCAATCGCAAATCTATCATCCATATTTAAAGGATCTGTTTTTTGATTACTGTATCCAAAAGTATTTACATAATTTGGGTCTAATTGAGTTATATCATTTAAAAAGGGTGAATCAGCTGCAACGTGATGTGTAAACAATAAATCGTATCGAGTTCTTATAATATAATCGTATTTAATACCTGATTCTTCGACTAAATCCCAAACACGTTTTAGCGATAAAAACATTCCCATTTGAGAATTTAATCTTTGATTATTATAACCCTTTATATCGCTTGCATCAAATTGGATTCCTTTTTCAAATAAATGTTTTTTAGGTTTATACCAATTTAAAATATTTTTATAAGTATTTTCTGAAGGTTTATATACGTTTTGTAGTTTACCTTCATTAAAAAAATCGTATTTGTGGAATGTTTTATCTTTCCATCCGTGTAGATATACATCACAATCGTATTTGTCTAAGAAATATTTTTTACACTCTTTAAATCCAGCGTAAATTTTTCTTGGTTGACCACTAATTGTAATTGCTACTTTCATCTTAAAATTAAAGGTGCCCAGTTTTCTTTATAACTTGATACAGGATTTAACTCAATTCCGTTTTTTAGTATATGGTATTTTAACATTGATTCATTTACCAATTTTGCTGGGTCTGTAACAATGTTGGATAACCAATTTTCATAATCTTTATCGGTATATAAATAACTTAGTATATAAGGGAATACATTGCAGTACACACCCATTACCTCCATAGAACCTACTGCAAATAGATCATCAATTTCAGAGGCTCTTTCATCTGGGTCATCTGAGTATTGGAAATAATGTAATTTATTAGGATTAACTTGAGTTATATCTTTTAAAAAAATACATTCTGGGGAGATATGATCTGTATACCTAAGATCAAATCTCATTCTTATAACAAGATCGTAGTGATTACCTGATTCTTGGATTAAATCATAACAAGCTTTTATAGAGTAAAAATTGGACATTGAAACATTTAGTTTTATGTCAAATTTAGATTTTATACCTGTTATATCAAATGGTATAGGTTTTTGAAATGTGTAAGCTTTTGGCTTATACAAATCTAAAACATTGCGATAATCTTCTTCTGTAAATTGATAATCTTTTTGTGGGGAAAATTTGTGACCGGTTTTGTAAATAGTATTAGTATTATACCAAGTATGGATAAACACATCACAATCGTATCTATCTAAAAACCATTTTTTTATTTCTTCATACCCTTGTTTATAACATCGAGGTAAACCACTTAAGTTTATCGCAATTTTCATTATCTATAATGACCTCCTCCTAACCAAAGTACAAATGATTTACGTGTGCCACCAATAACTGGGGTTACTCTATGCATCATAAACGATGGGAAAATAACAACGTTACCTTTACCACGAGGAGCATTTATAGGATATGTTCCACCTGGCCATAGTTGTAAGTCTCCACCTTCATATTCATCTCCACCACTTAATTGTACTGTTACTGATACTTTTCTTTTAGAGAGGTCATCAAAACCAATGTCCATATGCCAATCATAATGACCTTTTTCATAATCATAATATTCAGTATATTGAATTTGCTCAGGCATTGACCATAAATCAAATTTAAACATATTTTCATTGGCTTCCATTACCATATTTCCTATTTTGTCATAAATCCATTTATGTTCATCATCAAAGGGAACCCATTTAATATTGCTCTTTCTGTATGAATCCTCTTTAAAAGATTCATTATCATCTTGTGCTTGAGTTACACCCCTTGTAAAAGGTATATTAGCTACTTGAGATTCAATTTGAGCTAATTCTTGAGGTGAAAAACCAGCTTCAAACCAGTAATAATTTGTTTGATTTGCTGATATATCTATTGGAAAAGTGTATGTTGATTCCATTATTTGTTAGGGCTGCTTGTAAATGTTACTAATATATATCTGGTTCCTTCTTCTACGGGTCGTCCTCCGTGTTTGTGTGTGATATTTCCTGGGTGGCTCATTGCGTAGCCAATTTTTCTAGGTTGTAGAGTTACTTTATATCTAGGTAAATAAGTACCTCCACCTTTAAATTCGTCATTTAATCTTACATTTAATGTGATTACAGACATATCGTGGTGAATTTCTAAACTACCTTGATTAATAGTATCGTATTTTGCAATAAAATTTTCACTTTGTAAATCCCACCATTCGTCTCCCTCTAATTCCCAAAACCAATGCCATACTGGGTAAACAAACTCTCGAAGTACTTTATGGTAAATTTCTTGCATACCTAAAACTTCCATTGTTTGATCCGTCGTTGGATAGAATTTGTGTCTATCTGTTACCCATTCGTGAGATTCAGCTAATGTTATAATTTCTTTACAAAATTTTTCTGTAAATAAAGGGAATTCAATAACATTTGGACCAATTTCATCAGTCATTAATTTGTATTGTCCTTTTAGTGTATAGGGGTTAATGTATTTTTTACACCAAGAATCCCAATCACTAGCATCTAAAATTTCATTAGGATTGACAAAAGTTTCATTTACCATTTTAATTTCTTCATTATCAACAACATTAATTTCGGTACTATATCTATTACTTTCTTGAACTATAAAATTAATTTTTGGGGCTGCCATTTTTAATTTAGGTAAATTAGCAAATTGATTTAAAATGTCAGTTCTTGCTGATTTACCTGAGACAATTCCAAAAAATTCATCTAATGCAAATAAATTTTTCTTATAGATATCAATCCAATTTTCAACTAAAATTTGAGCACCAGTTTTTGAAAGTACATAAGCGTGTGTATTATATGAATACTCGGGAGAAACCCACATTGGGTGGTTTGTTAACTCTTTTTCTTGAATTTCATCATTAACTCGGTATCGACCTAAATAAATTAAATCATAACCTTCTTCCAAAAGATTATAAACATCATTCCAGGGTACTTGATGTTCAACTTTAAAATCATCTTCTAAAATTAATGTTGCTTCTCTTTCATCAGCCCAAGTATCTACCCAAATATCGATATGTGATAAAGCGCAACCTACTTCTCCATCAGTAACATCTCTTGTATACCAGTCGTTCGAGTGATCAATTTTCCATAATGGATTTTTTTTAATATCGTATTGTTTATAGGTTTCAGCTGTAAATTTTTTAGCATCAAAACCTTCTTTAATCCAATACTTCCATTCATTAGGAATGATAATGTCCTGGAGCTTATTTGATATATGCTCTTGGTTATCTTCTATTGTAGTAATATAAGTAAAATCTATCATAGGTTTTACTTTAATTAATTCTTCCCATTTTTTTACTATTAATGACCATCTATTTCTCCAAGCCCAAAAATTAGCTGCGTCTAAATCAATATCGTCTTCAAAATCTTCAAGGTTAAATCCGTGTAATGTTTCTTTTAAACCTGCTGCTTCTAAGGTAACGGGTTTTACCATACAAGCCAACATTTCTAATGCTGTTATACAAAAAGTTTCCTCATATTTTGAAGGGTAATACCAATATTCACTGCTTTTTAATAGCTCTATATATTCTTTACGTCCTAATGTACCAAGGAATTCAACATCTTCCAAGCTATCTAATAAGGGTAAAAAAAGATCTTCAAAATACTCTAAACCATATTCAGGAGTAGATATCTTTAAAGAAGCTAAAGGATATTTTTCTTTTATATTAGGCCAATCTTCTAAAACTTGAGCTAATCCTCTTTCAGCGTGTGATGTATAAACAAATTGATAGGGAATTTTAGCAAAAAAAGGCATTTGAGGTCTTTCATTTGAAATGACTTTTAATCCTTTATCAATTATTGAATTCTCATCTAATTTTTGTTTTTTCTTATTAGTTTTGCCATAAAATATTTCCTCAATATTTAAACCATTACCAATAATTTTGACTTTATCTTTTGCCTCAGGAAATTGGGATAAAAATTTATTTTTATGCCATTTAGTTAAACATACAATATGAGTTAACTTTTCGTGTAATAAAAGATCTTTACCATCATTGGGTAAAGTTTTTCCATTCCACCAAGGATAAAAATCAGTATTATGAACCCAAAAAATAGATTTTTGAAAATTTAAATCGGCAAATTCTTCTAAATAGTGGATATAACTTGTAGATATAATCCAATCAATTTTTTTATTTCCGATTTCTTTTTTGAAATTAGATGTTGTCCTGTATTTTACTTTATTTTGTATAATATCAGGGTTTTGATCTAATAAAAAATGACCATAATCACCCTCAACTACTTCTCCTACAACGTAAACATCGTACGCTAATTGAGATAATTGGTATGCTAAAGAGTATAATGCTTGTTCTGTGCCTCCTAATCCTGTATTGTAAAAAGATTCAGGATTCCAAGGTTTAGGTTGATAACCTGTGTATAAAACTATTTTCATTTAATAACTTTTTAATATAAATATCTACATTTTTTAAAAACTACCAGCATATGCTGTTACTACTCCAGATAACAATGTAAATCTTACCCAAGGAGCTGCTAAATTACCTCTACTTGAATTACCAATTAATTTAGTACCTGTAATTCCTCCTTGAGTTGCGCCGTAAGCATAAGCACTAGGGCCTGCAGCGCCTGTATTGCCTTTAGCACCTTGAGGACCTTGTACTCCATTTGGTGCAGCCGCACCTTTAGGACCTGTTGGGCCTTGAGGACCTTTTGCACCAGGTGAACCTGGTCCAGCTGGACCTTGAGGACCACCACCTCCAGGACCTCCGATTGGGCCCGGAGCACCAGTTGGGCCTTGCCCTCCAATTGGACCTGGTGCGCCTGTTGGGCCTAGACCAGGACTTGGACCTTTAGCTCCAACAGGACCAGGAGCGCCTGTTCCTCCAATAGGACCTTTTGCTCCAGGTGAACCTGTTGGCCCTTGTCCTCCAGGAAAAATGTCATTTGCAAGTGGACCTGGAGCTCCAATAGGTCCGGGGGCGCCAGTTGGACCTTGGCCACCTGTTTTACCTTTAGGGCCTGTAATTCCAGTTCCTCCAACTGGGCCTTTAGCACCAATAGGACCCTTTGCACCTTGAGGGCCAATAGGACCTGGTCCT